ATTAGGTCATCTTGAACAGCTACAACAGATTCGACTTCATCCATAGGATCAACTACCCATGAAATTGTTGCTCTGTTATCAAGGAGCATAGTGTCCTTAGCATAGTTAAATACTTGCTGAGTAGCTAATGCGCCTGATGCTCTGTTTTCCACAGTGAAGTCACCGCCTTTAGGGAAAGAAACAGAATCTGCACCTTTTCTAGCGTAGATTGATAGATCCATAATGCTAGGAGCAAGAACAGCTTCGCTAATAAGCTGGCGCTGGACTTTCTCGCTAATGACTTCTTGTTTTGTTGCTGCTAATTCAGTATTTCCAAATACTGCCATTTTAATACCTCCATGTTATAATGCGCTTATAGGCTTTTTAACGCCTCTGCATAAATCGCATCTAGTTCTTCATTTGACATATTACGAACAGACTTCTTTTCCACTTTGGAGGTGCCTGGAGTTCCATCCTTGGGAGGGCTAAATTTTTTAGTAAAAAGCATCGGTAGTTCTTCACGCATTTTTCTAGCCTCGTAAGAAATTTGTTCCATATCTGGTTTAAAAGTCTCTTTGTCGACTTCAATGCTGTCTAAATCGGCTAAGCGCAAAGCTTTTTCAGTCACAGAAGGATTTAAGCCTAAAGAAATTAGCTCATCTTTTAAATAAGCTTTTTTTGATCCGTTAATCGCTGCTGACTTGATTGCGTCAAGCTCCTTGCGATCCTTCTCCCACATTTCTTTATATTTTCCCTGAGATTCTAGTTTTTCATTTTCTATAGTCTCAAGTCTGGCTTTGTATGCAGCCTTCTCTTGACGTTCTTTTTTAGCTTGCGCTGCTGCTTCACGCCATTTCTTAGCGTATTCTTCAGCAGATTTTTCAGCTTTAAAATCGTCTTGAGATTCATCTGTATCTGATTGCATCTGCTCATCATCAACAGCATCCAACTGGACCTTTTCTTCTTCACTCATTTTATCCTCCTAGATATGTTTTTGTAAAGCTACCTATTTAGCTTTTTTAATTGCTTTTCTAATTCATTGATGACTATTTGCCTTAATTCGTCCTCGCCAATTGAATCTAGACCCATGTATGGCCTTTCTTCCTCAACACTTTGCTGGACTTGCTTATTATTTTTTGGCAGTTCATCTACTCCTCTATATGGCTTTCTAATAGAATCTTCAGTCATCACCCGAATTTTATTAATAAGTGTTTTCTTCTCGATAAGATAAGTAAGCGCATTTAATAGTTGGCCAGTAAACGTAAGGTTAGAAAATGCAGGACTAAATCTAGGATGTGTTCTATTTATTGCAGATAAGTTTTCTCTTCTTCTAATTGTAGATTTTTTTAAAGGCTTAAAAGGCTGCTCAGTAACTGGACTGATACCAGAACGAACTACTTTTTTAACTCTATTAACAGTAAACCTGCCAAGTCTGTCATAATCTATAGATCTAGCTGCTTGCCTTAATTGTTTTTCAAATTTCTTTTTATCGAATTTAACACTCATTCAAACTCGATTCCCCTCACAATAGAATCTGCTAACCGTTCTATCGCCCTCTGTCTAAATTCTTCCTCTTCTCTACGCTGTCTATCCATTTCAGCATCAGCTCCACTAGATGAATCAATAGCTGCCTGAAGACTTTTTTTAACATTGTTAATCTCGCTTTTAAGTATTCCAAAAAACTCGCGTTTAGGAACTGTATCCCCTGTATTGTGATTAAACAGCTTTGGGTATTGAAAAGAGTCGTCAGAATTTATAATTAGTTTATCCCCAGATATTTCCCCAACTTGTAATGAGTTAAGCATATCCCCAAAAAGAGTTAAATCAACATCATTAACGCTAACTCCCTTTATTTTAGCGTATTGCTCAGAGTAAGGAGCAAAAGATCCACCAGTAAGTGGCCTTCCTTGGCCTCTGGTTCTTTCAATAATTACATCAATAATCGCTTGCCCAACTTCACGTTTAGTTAATGGGTTTAAGTTGCGATCTATCCCCATATCTTTTTTAAGGTCTATTTCAAGATAGTAATTAGTCTGGTCCCCCTTGGCCTTTATTGCCATTATACTACCTCGTTAATCATTCCTTCGTTTTGATCTATTTCTATAATTATTTTTTCAGCAGTTTCCCTGTCAACTTCTTCAATGTCCATAATCGCCCTTACTCTTGAAGACAAACCATTTTCAATTAGCCTAATGTATCGATCTTCTTTCTCTTTTTGTGTTTCAATGGCTTGCGGCTTCACATAGTTAACCATTACTTCAGCTTCTTCAGGCAACACCTGATAGCCATCAATGCCATTTGTGGCCATTAAGTTGTTCCATTTAATGAATTTCTTAAATAGCTTTTGCTCAACCCACTTAAACAACTGAAGGTCATCATTAGAGGCTTCAAAGCGTTTAATTTGTGCAAGCAGCATTTGAACACCAGAATTAAATTCTTGAACATTTGTAACACCACCAACTGACTTAGGATCAATTCCATAACTTGATAAAAACATAGCAATTTTATCAAGAATTACGTTCATTTGAGCGACAATGTTAGGGCTAGGGTTTTTAAAGTCGAATTGTGGCTTTAATTCAGGATTATCAGGATCTAATGGGATATACATAAACTTTCTTGGCCCGACATTAACAGATTCTGGTTTGTTTTTTGCGAACAAAATACCCATTGCAAAGCCCTGCATCTTAATTGTTTCAGCTAGATCCGTAAGATCTTTACAAAAGTCTAGTTGGAATCTGGTTAAAAGAGATTCTCTAAAGATCCAATAGCGAAAGTCTTTTTCAGCCTCATCAGCAATTTCTATAAATGGCAATTCACCTAAACTGTTTTCAATATCCGATTCATCTGAAACAATGTCGCCAAATCCGTTAGTGATAAAGTTATAGTTGTCAGTGTACCAAGTGAATCTAGCCTTAAATCTTCTTTGGTCATCCCAGTCAGCTATCTTCCCATCCATAAAATCTCTAGATGTCTTTCTTTCAGTAGAATCTTGATAAGTTGAGATGAATCTTTGTTCATTTAAAAGGTTGATGATTACGGCCATTGGCTTTGTGACGTCGTCATCGCTTGGGATTACATCGTAATGATGCGGCTGCAAAAACCTGGCTTTTAATTCCATATTAGAATTAGGAATAATTTGTAACAGCCCCTGATCTTGAAGTTTAAAGTATTTGTTAGATTTTTTTAATGAAATGTCATAACGAAAATTATCATATTTATCTAAAACATATTGCTCCTGATCTTCAGTTAGTCCGTAGAAGTTTCTTTTAGGGCTATTTTTGTAAATAGAAGCTTGTTCATTAATAACTTTAGGAACAAGGTTTATAGATGTTTGCGTTCTAAACTTTTCTACAGTTGCATAATCATACTCTCTTACAAGTTCATCTTTAACAAACTCATGTATATTATTGTTATATACTTCAAATCTTCGACGTGATTCATTTTTTCGATAGTCATTTTCAACTGTGCAAATTTCATCAAGAACAGATTTTCTATATTCGCAAGAAAGAACATCTTCTTCAGTTGCCACTTATTAATCCTTTAATATGTTGTCATCGTGGCAATCGGTTGCCTAGCTTCACTTAAAGTTCTGCATAGAGCATAGCCTAGACTAGTTGTACAATGTTGCCAAGGATCATTATCATCCTCTACATAACTAGCTCCAGGTCTAAGCTTTGTTAATCTAAGCCCTTTATCAACAGTTGGGGCATTACGGTAAACAAAAAGTCTCCTTTGTCCATTACCGTTGCACAACATCCCATTTACAGTGTTGTGTCTTTTCCTAACTGGAGGGTTCGACCTTGGGACTTTTATTTCATACCTAATATTTATGTTATTATTATTTAATGTGTTTGCAAAGAATTTGTCGATTATATCGTAATCAGAAGAAATAGATCGTGTATTTCTAGACTTTCCAGTGGCGTCTCCCATGATTATATATTTGTTGGGATGGTCCAGTAATCCTCTGGAATGCATTTCTTCGCAAGCGTCTAAAGTCCTTTGTCCTTCTATTATGCATTCATCAAAAACATGAAAGGCTCTACCGTCAAACTGGAGTAGAACAACTGATAGAGGTTTGCCAGCACCAATATTAAAATCCCAAGCCACAATAATAGGGAAATGAGTATGTATTTCGTAATCTTTGTCGATGTAGTTTTTGTCTTTTTCGTACGCATAATAAATAACTTCCTGATTAATTTCGATCCACTCACCATAAACCATCCTTCTGACCATTTTAGGATCTAGGGTAGCAATTAGGTTTTCAGTGTAGGACTTTGGTAGGTATGGATTGTCAAATGTGTTTGAGTAATAGACATTTATCATGTCGTTAGTTTCAGACTTTTCT